ATGGAGATGTCAGAGGAACGTATTGCAGAACGTATCGATGCTAACCTACTAGATCTACCTATTGACCAGCTGGAAACACTGACTAAGCCTATGCTAAAGGAACGTGTGAACAACATTAACCGTAAGGGCAACGGTAAACTGATCATTAAGGAATATCCTACTGGTCAAGCAAACACGTCACACTTCCGTGCACTACTCAATGAATTAAAGTTAAAGAAGAACTTTGTACCGGATATGATCTTTGTCGATTACCTAAACATCTGTGCATCTGCACGTATGAAAGGTATGGGTGGATCGATTAACTCATATACGTACATTAAAGCAATCGCAGAAGAAATGAGAGGACTAGCAGTTGAGTTCAACGTACCGATTGTCTCTGCAACGCAAACGACGCGTTCTGGTTATGGTAGCTCGGATCCTGGGCTTGAAGATACGTCCGAGTCTTTTGGACTACCCGCAACCGCCGACCTAATGTTTGCTCTTGTATCGAATGAAGAACTACAGGCACAAAACCAAATTATGGTCAAGCAATTGAAGAATAGATACAATGATCCAAACAGAGATAAGCGTTTCCTCATTGGTGTCGACCGATCCAAGATGCGACTGTTCGATATTAACGGTGATGACCAGACTCTGATCGATGATACACCGACCTTCGATAAAGGTGAAGTAAATAAACGGTTTGACGATTTCAAGATTGAATGATGAAGATATACGATTACATTTTTAAAGAAAATATTATCTCAGAAGAAGAATGTGAGTGGGCAATCGAGGAGTCAGAAGATTGTCAGTGGGTTGACCACGGCTGGGATGCTAGGGATGATGACGGTGGATATAAAGAACTAGATGTAAAATATGAAACAGAATTATCTGTTGCTAGTCCTGAAAGACATTCGGATCTAGATCGTATACTTAGAAAAGGTATTGACACTGCTATAGAATTATATTCGGAGAGATATCCCGAATCTGGTGTAAAAAGAAAAACCCATCCCCGGTTAAACAAGTATAGTAAAAATACTGAAATGAAGGAGCACGTCGATCACATTCATTCCATTTTTGATGGTAAAGAAAAGGGTATCCCAATCATTAGTATTGTTGGGGTATTAAATGATAATTACAAAGGTGGGGAATTTATCTTTAATGATGAATACGAAGTAAAATTTAAAGCAGGGGATATCCTAATATTCCCTTCTGTATTTTTATATAAGCATAAAGTGAATCTCGTAGATGGTGGCACAAGATTATCATTTGTATCTTGGGGTTATTGAATAGAACAGGAGTAAAGAATGGGCAAAGGTAAAAGAGCAAGCGGTAAGCACTATACATCAAAAGGCGAACGTAAAGTAGTAAATCAAAAAGTATCAAACGCTATTCGTTCTGAATACTTAAACTCGAATGAAAGGCTTGTAAACCAGATGCGAGCACTTCATAAAGGTAAAGACGTAGTGTTTACTATCCCGAATCCGAATAAAGAAGAAACCAATAAGCGTTTCGTAAAAGTCAAAGTCAGCGGCCGTCAATTCCTTAAGCGCATGGAAGGTAAAGCATAATGAAAGCACGTCTTGTTGGTTACACACAACCTGCAGCAGACTTCAAAGATAATTTCCAGGATGTACAAAGCCTTGTAGCATATTGTGCACGTGTATCAAATCCATCGAACCAAATGAATAATGAAACCGGTGAGAAGCTTATTCGGTATTTGATTAAGCACAAACACTGGTCACCGCTTGAAATGGCATCAGCTACTATCGAAGTAGAAACAACTCGCGATATTGCTCGGCAGTTACTCCGTCACCGTTCTTTCTCCTTTCAAGAGTTTAGTCAGCGTTATGCTGATCCGACTGAAGATATGGATAACGTATTCGTGCATCGTAAAGCTCGTTTGCAAGACCAAAAGAACCGTCAGAATAGTATTATAACTGACGATATGGCTCTTCAGAATGCATGGCTAGTTCATCAGAATGCAGTGTTCCAACGTGCTATAGAAGCATACAAATGGGCGATTAAAAATGGTATTGCCAAAGAACAGGCTCGGGCCGTACTACCAGAAGGCAACACACTTTCACGTCTATATGTAAATGGTACACTACGTTCTTGGGTACACTATATTGAGCTACGTTCTGCGAATGGTACACAGCTTGAACACATTGAGCTTGCAAAAGCTTGCGCTGAAGCTATTTCTAAGATCTTTCCAATGGCCGGAGAATTTGTGAATGTGGACTAAACTTGGCCATTTGTCTGGGGAATCTATTTCTTATCTTAATGATTATTACGATCAAAGAAAGATAGATATAGAAGTCAAGGACAGGGCGAATGTTAAGTCTGTTAAATGTTTAACCTTAGATACAGTAGAAGATCCTGATATTTTAGGATTAAATCTTGAGGTATACGATTTAATTGGAAATAAGACTCTTCTACCTAAGACCTCATATATTCTAGAGTATTATGAAAATTCATTTACAGATTTCCACATAGATTCAATATCTAATGAAGGCTTTTATTCTTTTACCACTATTATTCTGATTTATAAATCAGAAGATCTAGACGGGGGTTACCCGCTCTTTAAAGATGAACGTGGATCGGTTGTGGTTTTAAATCAAAATGTTGGAGAGGTTATTTCTTATAGTCACGGCGTAAAACATGGCGTATCTAAAGTGCTAAAGGGAACAAGACGCGTTCTAGTTAATTGGTATGGGTAAAGTAAATGACAGAAGTAGTAATTCGTAACAAAAATATTCTAAATATATTGAATGGATTCGTCGAAGAATTCTTTTCTATTGATGGATATGATGATCCCTATTATCGTTTTCATGACGGTGAGCTGTCTCTTACTAATCCGGAATACTATTGCAGTGAAGAATGGCTTCATCATAAACTAAAGAATTGGCAGGAGCATTCAGGATATCCTGAAGAGCACTACTCTCAACCTATGACCAACATGGCAACTGCAAGTGCAGAAAAGTTTGAAGCATTGAAGAACAAGATTCGTACTGATTTTACTAGAGAGATTGGTGCTATGCATGCAGCTCTGACTAACTACTACCCGCCTGGTGGATTCGTAGGATGGCATACAAATTGGAATGCTAATTGTTATCAAGTCTTGTTTACTTGGTCGAAAACTGGGAACGGTTACTTTAAATATTATGATAAACAAAAAGATGAGATCGTAACCATTCAGGATAAACCTGGGTGGCAATGCCGACATTACTACTTTGGTCGAAAAGAAGAATTAGATCATCACTGTTGGCATTCCGCGTATGCAGGTGAGGATCGGATAACCTTGGCATATAAATTTACAAACAATAGTCTAGATCATCCAGATGATGCACAAGCAAGAATTCTAAGAGACCAACTAATCGAAGAAATAGAATCGGAGGAATAAACATGGGTAAAAAGCTTTCAACATATTGGTCTGATCATGGGCAAGGTTATTGCGAAATTCATGTTGACTTTAAAGAAGAAATGTTCTATATTAAGTACTTCGATGATAATAAAAAGTTATTCTTTACAGAAGAATTTCCTAATAAGTCGCATCGATACGTAGAAGATGCTGCAGAGAACTGGGCTCTGGGTATTAAGAAATTGGTAGATGTATAAATTATACACAAATGGTTGCTCTCATACAAGAGGTACAGCACTGGCTATGAATGGCCAGATGCACTTGACTTGGCCAAATCTATTAGCGAATCATTTAGGTTATGAGCTAGTAGATGAGAGTCTTTGTGGTGCATCGAATGATACCATTTATAATACTACATTAGAATATATTCTATCCAATCCTATTCCACCAGATAAGGTGGTCATTCAATTTACTGTCCTTGATCGATTTGATATTGGTAATAGAACAGTACTTCCGAGATCCTCATTAAAAAGAGTTACCCCCTACAATAACTTCTTTAGTGATTATTTTAGCGATAATGATAAAGAGCTATCCCATAAACTTTTAAATCAAATGTATTCGCTCCAGAATATATTTTATGAACATGCTATTGACGACTACACCTTCCTTGTTTGGAGACCGGTTGACGAAGAA